TACAAGCAAAAAGAACTGCTTGAAGATAGTATTATCATTTATAGAGTACAACGTGCTCCAGAACGTAGAGTTTTTTATGTTGATGTAGGTAACATGCCTCCCAACAAAGCTATGGGTTTTGTTGAGCGTGTCAAAAACGAAATTCATCAAAAACGCATTCCTAACAAATCAGGTGGTGGTACAACCATTATGGATGCGGCATATAATCCATTAAGCATTATGGAAGATTATTTCTTTGCTCAAACTGCTGAAGGTAGAGGTAGTAAAGTTGAAGTTCTTCCAGGCGGTGAGAACTTAGGTCAAATTGACGACTTGCGTTACTTTACAAATAAAATGTTAAGAGCATTGCGTGTGCCTAGTAGTTATTTGCCAACTGGACCAGATGATGGTAGTGCAACTTTTGTAGACGGTAGAGTAGGTACAGCATTTATTCAAGAATATAGATTTAATCAATACTGTCAAAGACTACAAGCAAGTATTGCTCCTACTATGGATAAAGAATTCAAACTGTTTATGAAAAACAAAGGTTTGAGTATTGATGCTAGCTTATTTGATTTAAAATTTGTTGAACCACAGAGCTTTAGTCAATACAAAGAAATTGAAGTACATGCGGCTAGAGCTAATGTATTCGGTGGACTTGAAGGCGTGCCTTATATGAGTAGACGCTTCTTAATGGAGAAATACTTAGGTCTTACTGAAGATGAAATTCTTAAAAATGAGCGTATGTGGGAAGAAGAAAATGTTGTTGGTACAACACCAGAAGCTGATGCAATGCCAGGATTGGGTAATGTTGGCGTAAGAGGTTTTGATGTTCCGGACGGTAGTGATATTGATATACCAACAGACGCTCCAGAAGAAGGCGGAGACGAAGGTGCAAGCCCAATTAGTGGAGCAGAAGCGGCACCTGCAGGAGATGATAATGCGTAGTACAGACATTTTAAATGAATATTATGACGCTGAAAATGACGATTATAACAACAGAAAAGTAGATGATGTTCGTAAGCAACGACTTACTTTAAAGCATATTAATCGTCTTAGAAAGCAAAGAGAAGTACATAATATTGAACATGCTACTCGCGTAGAAAAGATTAAAAAAATCTACGCAAAACCAGCACAAGGCTAATTTTTTCAGGCAAATTTTACTTATCTTAGATAGATATTCATAAAATACCCATTTTTTAGGGTGTTTTCCAAGCAAAACGTCTTGGTTGTGTAAATATAGATGTAAACCATCTTGGTAAGCCTGTAATTTTTTAAGGAGAATGATATGAGCGAACACAAGGAATCTTTAGTAAAGGTCCTCGAGTATATCGTTAATGATGAACAAGAGAAAGCGGCTGATCTACTTCACAACGTGTTTGTAGAGAAAGCTAAAAATCATTGGTCATCTCTACAAGAGAATGATGAAATTGTAGAAGACGAGATTGCTGATGAAGACCTAGACGAAACTATCGATCTTGACGAAGCTGACGATGATTCTGAGGACGACGAAGTAGAAGAAGCGATTGATGCCTCTGATGCTGAAGAAGATTTCTTAGATGATATTGAAACAGCCGAAGAAGAGATTGACCAAGAAGAAATCATGGACGATGAGGACATGGATGACGGAGATGCAGAAATGGATCTCGCAATGGACATGGAACCAGAAGCAGATGCAGAAGGTGATTCACCTGATGTTGAAGAAGCAATGGATGACGTGGAAGATGCTATTGCTGAACTTAGAGCCGCATTTGCAGAAATGCAAGGTGAAGAGCCAGCAGAAGAAGGCGACGATGACATGGAAGAAGCAGTTGATACTGTAGAAGCTATGGAAGAAGGCGCTACAATGACAGCGGTTAATGTATCACACAGTGACACAGCTGACAAAGCATCACCAGTAGCAGGACAAGCTAAAGCACCTAACGATGCTAAAGCACATCACACACCAGGAGGCGACGAGTCAGGACGACCTGCTCCAGCCGCAAAAGACATGGGTGTTGACGGTCCACAAGAAGCTGGTTCACCGAGCCCTGCTCCAAAAGCCAAGGACGAAAATGTCAAATCAGAAAGTCCAATGAAAGGCGTAAAATAATATGAGTATTTCGCTAAAAGAACATCTTTCTTTTAATCAAGCAAATATTGTTACTGAAACAGTTGATGAAGGTAACGGTAAGAGCTTGTATATGAAGGGTATTTTTATAGAAGGCGATGTACGCAATCAGAACAACCGTATCTACACAAAAGATGAAATTCATAACGCTGTTAAAGCAATTAATGAAAAAATCAAAGGTGGATATAGTGTATTAGGCGAAGCTGATCACCCAGATGACCTGAATATCAATTTAGATCGTGTATCACACATGATCACTGAAATGGATACTGATGGCGCAAATGGGATCGGCAAGCTAAAACTATTACCTACTCCAATGGGAAACATTTGTAAAACCCTTATTGAAAGTGGGTGTCATTTAGGCGTGTCAAGCCGAGGCAGTGGCAATGTTAACGATAACGGCATAGTAAAGGATTTCGAAATCATTACAGTCGATATTGTTGCAAATCCGAGTGCACCTAGTGCTTATCCCGATCCAATCTATGAAAGAATTATGAATCATAGCCGGGGCAATGTATTGATGGATGTCGCTGAAGCAACTAGACACGACAAAGGCGCACAACGTTATCTCCAGGAAGAGGTGACTAACTTTATTAAAAACCTGAGATATAGGAGAGATTAATATGGCTCATGCAATGGATGAACTATTAAACTCAAATACGCTCTCCGAAGAGGTTAGATCTTCGTTATCTGAAGCTTGGGAGACCCAACTAACAGAAGCTCGTGAGTCAATCACAGCTGAACTTAGAGAAGAATTTGCACAGCGTTATGAAAATGACAAAGAGCAAATGGTCGAAGCTATGGATAATATGATCGGTGACGTTATTGGAAAAGAACTCGAAGAGTTCAAGCAAGATAAAGCACAGGTCGCAGAAGATCGTGTTGCTTATCGCAAGCACATGAAGGAACATGCAGTTGTTCTTGATAAGTTTGTGATGGAAACACTTGCGAAGGAAATACAAGAACTTCGCAACGATCGGAATGCTCAAGACGACAACATGACCAAGTTGGAAGGTTTCGTCATGGAGCAACTAACCAAAGAGCTCAATGAGTTTCATGAAGACAAACGCTCACTAGTTGAAGCAAAAGTCAAAATGATCAAAGAAGGCAAAGAGGTTATTAATCAAACTAAGGCAGACTTTATTAAAACAGCCGCAGGCAAAATTGAAGGAATTATGGAAAATACTATCCGTAACGAACTTAATACATTGCGTGAAGATATTCAAACAGCCAAAGAAAATCAATTTGGACGTAAGATATTTGAAACATATGCCGCTGAGTTTATGTCAAGTTACCTCAACGAAGGAACAGAAGTTTCTAAGTTGAACAAGGTAGTTGAAAGTCTACAAAGTGAGATTGAAAGCAAAGACAAAGCCATTGCTGAAAAGGAAGTGATGATAGCAGAAAGTGCAAAAACTGTACGGATTGCTAAAGACACAGCAGAAAGAAAGCAAATTATGCAAGAAATGATGCAACCTTTAAGCAAAGATCACAAAGAAATCATGGGTGCATTGCTTGAAAGTGTAAAAACAGACAAGCTACAGAATGCATTCAACAAGTATCTACCTTCAGTTTTGAAGGAAGACGCTAAAACTACTAAGAAGGTACTAAGTGAATCTAATACAGAAGTCACTGGAAACAAAGCAGAAGCATCAGCATCAGCTGAATCGCAAACAGCTGATATTGTTTACCTTCAAAAATTAGCCGGTATAAGTTAAGGAGACCGAAAATGGCAGACAATTTAATGGAAAATTGGAGCGAAACTAAAGCCGCTCTAACTGACGGTCTTACTGGAACGAAAAAGCAAGTTATGGAAACAACACTTGAGAACACTAAGAGCTACCTCTCAGAGGCGGCAACTAGTGGTGCTACTCAAGCTGGTAACGTTGCGACCCTTAACAAGGTTATCCTTCCAGTGATTAGACGTGTCATGCCAACAGTTATCGCCAACGAGATCGTTGGTGTACAGCCTATGACAGGCCCTGTTGGTCAAATTCATACTCTTAGAGTAAGATATGCAGAAACTTTTGACTCAGCTGTAGCTGGTGATGAGGCACTAAGCCCATTCCAGATTGCAACTGGTTACTCAGGTAATGCAACAACAAACAGAGCAGATGCTACATCAGTACTAGAAGGTACTGGTGGTAAGAAGCTCAGCATTCAAGTATTGAAGCAAACAGTCGAAGCAAAAACCAGAAAGCTATCAGCTCGCTGGACTTTTGAAGCGGCTCAAGATGCACAATCAATGCATGGATTGGACGTAGAAGCAGAAATCATGCAAGCACTAGCCCAAGAGATTACTGCTGAAATCGACCAAGAAATCATTGCTAGCTTGAATTCACTTGCAGGTGCTGCCGCTGATACATACGCACAAGGTAGCGTATCAGGTACAGCTACTTTCGTAGGTGACGAGCATGCCGCTCTTGCAGTTCTTATTAACAAGAATGCAAACACTATCGCCGCAAGAACAAGACGTGGCGCTGGTAACTGGGCAGTTGTAAGCCCAACAGTACTAACAGTACTACAAAGTGCTACAACTTCAGCGTTCGCAAGATCAACTGAAGGCGCTTTTGAAGCACCAACAAATACTAAATTTGTAGGTACTTTGAATGGCACAATGAGAATTTATGTAAACCAGTATGCGGCTAACGATGACGTACTTGTTGGTTACAAAGGTGCAACAGAAACAGACGCCGCGGCGTTCTATTGCCCATACATTCCGTTGATGTCAAGCGGTACAGTACTTGACCCAGGCACATTTGAGCCAGTAGTAAGCTTCATGACACGTTATGGTTATGTAGAGCTTTCAAACCAGGCTAGCTCACTTGGTAACGCGGCTGATTATCTCAGCAAAATCGCAGTTACAAGCGGTCAACTTGCATTTACCTAATAGGTATTTTCAAATATCGGAAACAGGACCTTCGGGTCCTGTTTTTGTTTGTAGTTTCCTAATAAATATGTTTAATAGGAGACAGTTAGATGGCAACAAAATTCAAACAAAATATGGAAGTCACTGGTCGTGTAACAGCAACTCAGTTTCAAGGTGATGGCAGTCTACTTACTGGTATAAGTGGTGCAAACTTTGGTGGTGACATTACAGAAGTTATTGCAGGTGTAGGATTACAAGGCGGTGGCACTTCCGGATCAGTAACATTAGACATTGATGTAGGCATAGGTGCAAATGATATTGTACAACTAGATGGATCAGGCAAACTTCCAGCAGTAGATGGTTCACAGTTAATTAATTTACCTGGCGGAGGTGGCGGTGGAGCATCTAACTTAAACGGTTTAACAGATGTTAGTACAGCAGGCGTAACAACCGGACAAGTACTAAAGTATAATGGTGCAAGTTGGGCACCGGCGGCAGACTCTGTAGCAAGCGGAGGTAGTTTAGGTGATATTACTGTAACTGGTAGTACACTAGCAAGTAGCGGTACAACAATTACACTAGACGATGATGTAACAGTTACTGGTACAATTACTAGTAGTCAAGCAGGCGCTCCTATTATAACTAGTGCTAGTACACTTACACTACAAGCAACCACAAGAACAACTATTGCAAACACTCCTTTGAAACTACACAGTTTTACAACTACAGCAAGAAATGCTTTATCAGCCGCTGATGGAGATATGATTTACAATAGCACAACAAATAAATTTCAAGGCTTTGCAAATGGCTCTTGGGTAGATTTACATTAAGGATAGAACATGGCAGAATTTCATTATCATTTAGGTACACATACTAAAGAACAATATGATGCATTAGATGCTAGTTTGCGTGATGCAGATGATCCAACTTATGTAGCAAGAGAAGTAGAACAAACTGATGACATACTACACAGTAACACAAGAGGTGTGTTTTGGTTAAGTGAAGAAGAAGCGGCAGAATTAGAAAAAGATCCACAAATTGCTTTTATTCACAAAGACCCAGATAGAAATCCAGACGAGTTTCCGCAACCTCCCGAAGATGAATTACATTGTGAGATCACAGATACATATAGATACAATGAACCAGTAAAGCACCATAACAGATTTGCATCTACTTCCGATTTTCCAACAACTCCTACTAGTGCAGATTTGCGTAGATGTGGTTATCAACTGTTGAGAATAACAAGAGAAAATGGACCTAAAGCAAAAAGAGATATTTGGGCAAGCGAAACAGATGTAAATTCTGAAAATATTAAAAAGTATGGAACAGGCAAAGATGTTGATATTGTTTGCATGGACAATGGTACATGGATAGGACATATTGAATTTATTAACAATAGACCAGCAAGTGAGTCACCAACAGACTATGTTGGCGGCAACGTATTACCAGGTAATGGTATTTGTGATTGCTTAGATCTTGTGCTAGATAGTCCTTACTATATTGATCCAGACTGGTTTGATGCCGCTCCTGGAAGTAGATTAGAAACTAGATGGGACGGAACTATTGTTCCAACTGAAGCAGAAGCAAGGCAATGGTGGGGAAGTGTAAACAACAGAAGTGCCGCATTTCAAAGTTACGGAACAGTGGTAGTACAATCCTCATACACAAGACTAAGAGCATTAGGCGATTTTAATACAAACACTTATAGTGGTACACATGGTACTCAGTGTGCTAGTCAGATATACGGCAGAACACATGGTTGGTCTTACAATGCTAACAAATGGGTAATTGATGGGTACAGTGGATATGGATTAGGACTTACAAAAGTATGGGACATTCAAAAAATATTCCATCTTGCAAAGCCAACAAATCCAAAGTACGGAACAAAAGATCCAACTATTAGTTCAAACAGTTGGGGTTATAGAGCAACTCCTAGTAGTTCAGGTTATGGATTTCATAGAACTGGCAGTGCAATATCATACACAACAGATTCTAATAAACCTCAATTTATGCGTTATGTAGGCGACACAGGCGATGGCGGTAGAATGAAAAGTGAATTCTTAGATAACAGTATAGTTACAAGTGCTAAAGAAATGGTAGATGCTGGTGTTATTACAGTTGTTGCATCAGGTAATAGTAATCAAAAACAAACAAAATGGGATCATCCAGACTATGATAACTACTGGCATACCAGTAGTACAGGACATTTTGGTGACGGCGTAGGCATTTATCAATTTGGATATCAGGTTATGCCAACAACAAATAGAGCAGGTTTTCCGCAACATGCAGGATCAACTTGGGGAGATCCTCAAACATTTACAATTAATGTAACTAATAGTGGATCAAGTTATTACAGCATGACTGGTACAGATCGTAATGGTAATGTAAGTGGTGCAAACCCTGTTATAACTATCAACAGAGGAGATACTATTAATTTTGTTGTAAATGCTAACGGGCATCCTTTTTATATCAAGACATCACAAAGTACAGGCACAGGAGATCAAGTGCAGTACCCAACTGCAACTAATCAAGGAACTGACAATGGTACAGTAACTTGGACACCCAGTCAACGTACAGCATCAACTACAGGTGGAATAAACTTTCACTATCAATGCTCAGCACATATTAACATGAATAATTATATACAAGTTAGATCTGGTAACAGAACAAGTCCAGTGATAAATGTAGGTGCTTTAGACGATCAGTATGCTAGTAGTACAAAAGAACGTAAAGTGAATTACAGTGATATGGGAAATAATATTGATTTGTTTTCACCAGCTGACGGAAGTGTTGCCGCAACTGTAGGAACTTATGGTACTGATATTCCTAGATACGATGACACTTATGTAAGTAAAACTGGTAATACAAGTTGGAGTGATGGACAATCCGGATCACCTAACTCTAGCAGAGATACTAGATTCAGTGGAACTAGTAGTGCATGTCCTGTAGCGGCAGGTATGATTGGAACTATTTTAGAGTTTAATAGAAACTGGAGTGTATTTGATATTAAGACATGGCTTGGAACACTACAGAATCAAGACACTACAAATGATTTTTATGATGGTGTAGAAGATGCTGGTGCTACAGATTCAGGGCATGGTGACTATAATAAACTACAAGGCGCTACAGCTAGAGTAATATATCAAGGTGGTACATACGGTCATAGTACAAAAGAGATTACTGCAAAAGATGTCACTATAGATGCAGGTGTGAGTATTAGTGGTACTTGGAACATTCAAAGAGATTGACAAATTTAAGAAGTGTGCTACATTAAAGTATGAGTAATCTTAAAGAACTAACATGGGAACATCACAAAAATGCTGAAAGGCAAGACTTTGTGAAAGAACTAATGGGCGGCATCAGTGCCAATCGTTACTGTGATTTCCTACATAATCAACATCCTCAATACAATCTCTTAGAGAACTTTGCAAAATTACACGGACTAACTGATGTAATTATTGCTCCAAAAATACATGCTGATATATTAGAACTAGAAGCACAGCTTACAGATTATAAACCAACGATATATCCTGTAGTCGAAAGTTATTCTAATCATTTGTTATCTATCAAAGATGACCCTAATAAACTTATGGCACACATATATGTACGTCATATGGGAGATTTAAGTGGAGGACAAATGATTGCTAAACGCACTCCTGGTGCAGGAACCATGTATCAGTTTGACGAAGAAGTCAGTGTACTCAAAGATAGAATTCGTACAAAATTAGATGACAGTATGGCAGACGAAGCTAAAATTTGCTTTGACTTTGCTACTGAGCTTTTCCAACAAATGTCGGTCTCAAACAACTAAATATATAAAACAGTTGTGAGAGACATGCATGGCATTAAATTTAGATCATCAAAGAGATAGGATTACCACCCAGAGTGGTACATTAAACATTAATACCAACGGGAGTATTAAGATACCTGTTGGTAATACAGCTCAACGACCTCAAGGTGCGGCAGTTGCAACAGGTCAACTTAGATTTAATACACAACTTAATAGATTCGAAGGTTACAACGGCTCAGCCTGGCAAAACATTGGCGGCGTAACTGATGCTGACCAAGATACGTTTATTGAAGTAGATAATCCTCTAGACAATGACACTATTAAATTCTTCACAGTTAATACAGAACGTGCAAGCATAGATGATACTGGTAAATTTACCGTTGAAGGTGATGCTGAGATTAAAGGTAATGTTAGTATTGGTGGCAATATTACTATTGGTGATGCTGATACAGATAACATCAATATCAATGCAGAGTTCAATAACAGTCTTATACCAAACGGAGATGATACTTTTAGTTTAGGTGTTACTGGTAAAGCATGGAAAAATTTATTTCTTAGTGGCACTATAGATGCTAGTACAAGTACACAATCTTTTATTCTGCCTCAAGGTACAGATGCTGAAAGACCTGGTACTGCACAAACAGGTATGTTACGTTTTAGTACAACAACTAACAAAGCAGAAGTATATGATGGTACAGCTTGGGTAGAAGTAGGCACAACACCTCCTGTAACAGAAGCATTTAAAA